GGCCTGGATCACCCGGCATATCCGCCCGAGCGCGTCGAGGCATTCCTGCTTGGTCATCGTCAACTGCTCGATGTTGACTTCGACCCCGTCGGTCATCGCGGCGACGTCGGTGCCCGCCGATATCGCCACCGTGGGCTGGTCGGCGCCGTGCTTGAGGGTCAGTTTCTTGTTGAAGGCCATGGCCTAAACCTCGCTGATCAGGAAAGGATGGGCCGGGCGTGGAGGTGTCCAGCCCGGCCCGACAACGTCACGGCGGCTCAGACCGTGTCGCTGTAGTAGATGTCGATCTCGAGCGTTCCCGCCCCAGGAAGCGCCGCCGCGGCGATTGTCGCGATCAGGCGAGTGGTCGCTGCCGCCGGAACGTCGGCCGAAGCCGCCGCCTTGCCGAACAGGGTCGGCGTGTCCGGGGTGGTGAACACCGCCGCCGCGCGGTGCGCCGCCGGCGCCGCCACCGTGCCGACCGCGATCGTCGCCGCGCCGAGCGTCGCGGTGGAGTTGATCACGCCGAACGCGAACACCCCCCCGACCGGCAGCTCGCCGAGCACGATCGTATCGGCGATGCCTTGCGCCGCCATGACCAATGTCGCGCGGATGCGCTTGAGCTTGGACCGATAGTTTTGCGCCGAGGCGCGGGCTGGGCCCTGGGTGTCGAGCACCCCGTTGGTTTCGCGTGAGTAGAATGTCGCCATTGCCTGTCTCCTGTCGTGCGATTGGAGCGGCGCGTCCTGACCCAGGCCAGGGCGCGCTCATCCGATCACACCGCTTCGTTGAACTCGATGTAGCCGACCTTGCCTTCTTCGCTGCGGGTCGCGGCCACCTGCCGCCGGGCATAGACCTGCGTCGAATAATTCTTGGTCGGAAGGCGCTCGACTTCGGTGAACATCCGTTCCCAGAAGGCGGTGATGACCCCCGACTTGGCCCAGAACGGCGCCTTGCGGTAACCGCCGCCGCTCAGCGTCAGTGCGGCGTTGCTGAACATCGGGTTGCTCAGCTCGATCGGCACGATGTTGAAGCCGAACAACCTGCCCGGCTTGCCGCTGCGGATCGCGTCGGCGTCCTGGATGAAGTCGCGCGACGTCACCTGCGGCTCGCTCAGCAGGTCCGAAATTCCCGCCGCGTTGAGCGCGAGAAAGAGCTCGTCATCGTCGAGGTCGACGAAGTTCTTGGTCAGGATTTCCCATGCCGCGCGAAGCTTGGCGACATTCATCCCCGACGCCGCGCCGCCGACGTTGACGCTGACCACGTTGGCCGCGTCGAACGGCGTCAGCACGGTTCCCTTTTCGCCGGTCTGGGCGTTGCCGAAGATGCCGCCGAGGATGGCGTCGTCGGTGCCCCGATTGAGGGTCGCCGCGCCGACCTGGACATAGCCGCCGGTCAGATCGATGCCGGTATTGAGCTTGTCGTGCGTATCGACCAGGTCGGCATAAGTGATGGCGGGTGGCTGCGCGATCCAGCGCCGGTCGTGCGGCGTATCGTTGTACAGCGTGTCGCCGTGGCGCGTGGTGATGTAATTGGGCGCCACCTGGCCGAGCAGATCGTCGAGCTGGGCCATCGCTCCGGTGACATCGACCTCGGTCGTGGCGCGAAGCAGCTTGGGGGTTTTTTGCTGCAGCCGCAGCTTCATATTGTCGCGATAGGTGACCTTTTGTGCGGTCGTGACTTGTGTGGACATGATGCCCTCCGAAAAATGGGTTGAACCATTTGCGAAGGGCGTATCGGCGCTGGGTCTAAGCCACGGGCCGGGCCGCTCTGACGTTTAACGCCTGCGTCGGCGGGCCGTCTCGGACCAGGAGCGGGGGCCCGCTGATTTTGCGCCAGGCCGGGGGCCTGGTCAAAATAGAGGGCGGGCGTGTCCCGCGAAGCGGCGACAGTCTCACAAAAATGGAGCCCCGACAAGGGGCTCCATTTCCTTCAGTCCCGAGCGAAGCCGAGGGGCGCCGTCCGTCAATTCACCCCTTTCTATTCTCGGCATCCTCATAGGCGGCGACGATCTCGTGCAATTGCCTGCGCTGCGCGGTCAGTACTGGATCCTTGGCCTCGAGCTTGGCGACGATCGCCGGATCGGCCGACATCGCATCGAGCTTGGCCTGCGCCTCGGCGCCCGACATGCCGAACTTGCGCGGGCCGCCACCGCCGCCGAGCACATCCTCGCCCATCCCGGTGCCAAGCCGCGATAGCAGCGCGAGCACCCGCGCCGTGCCGTTCTTGCCGTCCTTTTCGGGCAACGCGTCAGCCATCGCATCGACGTCGTCGCCGGTCAGCTCGAGCATCGTCATCGCCCGGTTGGCCGCCGCCATGTTCTGCGGCGCCGAAGCGCCCCATTCCTTCTTGATCGCGGTCACCCCGTCCTTCGCCGCGGCGGCCTTCAACGCCGCCTCCTGCTCCTGCACTTCCTCGACATGGGCGTTGAACATCTCGACCAGCGGCGCCGCGGCCGTCGCCGGCAGGCCGGCCTTGAACGCTGTGTCGCGGAACTTGGCGACCAGTGCCTCGTCGAGTTCTTTGCCTTCGGGGGCGGTGATCACATAGCCGTCGGCCGCGTCGGGCCGGCCGATCTTCTTGTAGAAGGCGTTACGCTCCTCCTCGCTTGCACCGTCCTTGGGCAGCACCACCTTGTCGCCGCCGAGGAACTGCTTTTCGAGCTCGCGCGCCGCCTTCACCAATGCCGCCGGGTCGGCATATTTCTTGTTGGCGACCCACGCCTTGTCGGACAATGCTCCGGCCGCCGCTTCGTCCGACAATGTCCCGTACCACGGCTCGGCGGCGCCGCCGCCTTCGCCCCCATCGCCGGCTTGCGAACTGCCGCCATCGACGATCACGCCGCCATCGGTCGCGACCACCGTGGCACCCTTATCGCCGCCTTCGGCCGCGCCACCCTCTGCGGCGATCACCGCCGCCAGACCTGCATCACTCATCTTTCACCTCCACAAATCGCGCCAGCTCGGCGCTGTCCACATCAAGAAATCCGAGGATCCGCAGCAGCACTTCGCGCCGGCCCTCGACCAGCGCGTGGATCCGCGGATCGGGATCGAACGCCGACGCATTGCCGCGGCAGAACCGATTGAGGTCGGCGAGCATTTTTTCGCCGTGGATCGACAGTTTGCCGTCCTCGCCATTGAAGCAGGCGCGATAGTGCATCGCGCGCCGCGCGTTGATCGCGCTGCGTATGGCCTCGATCGAGCGATCGACCAGCTCGCCATAGCCGCTAGGCAATCGCCGTCTCCTCGCTTCGTGCCTGCGCCAGATCCTTGACCGCGCCAGCCGCGCTAGGCAGCGCCGCCAACGCGCCTTCGAGCGCCTTGCTTTGTTCGCGAGATATTTTTGCGGCACGCCAAGCGAGTAAGCCAGGTTGCGCGGGCTTGCCTCCCAATCGATCACGTCGAACACGCTTTCGCCGACGATCGCCGCCGCCGGGGTCAACATCTCGATCAGGCGGTTGAAGCCGATCGCTTCCTCGGCCTTCGCCGCACGATTGAGCGGATTGTCGTAGATAACCCGCATTTTCTCGCCAGCTTCCTCGATCTCGGGCGGCGGCGGCGGGATCTGTCCTGCCGCCAGGCCAATATCGAATTCGCGCGGGACCTGGACGCCCAACCATTCGGTCTCCTGCCGCCCGGCGGTCGGCGTCGCCAGCAGCCCCTGCAGCCGGGTCACCTCGAGCACTTCGGTCGCCGTCATGCGGTCCTTGCGCTCCATCACCAGGCTGAACACTTTCTCGAGGAAGGCGTCGCGGATCACCTCGCGCTCATTGTTGAGCAATTCCATGCCGATCGGCAGATTGGCCCCGGTGTTCATCGGCTGCACCGTCTGGCGGCCCATGAAATCGACCCCCCCGACATTGATCCCGCCAGGCATCGTCTGGATCTGGCTGAGCACGCCATCCTCCTGGGTCAGCAGCGGCGGATCGACCGCCTTGTGCCCGGCGCGCAGCAGGGTCCGCGCGATCTCGTTGGCGGTTTTGATCGTGCCCAGCACCTGGATCGCCGGCGAGCGTCCGTACAGCTCGCGCGGGCTCGTAATGTAGCGCGAAAAAGGCGCCGGCATGGTCCGATAACCGCCCTCGCGAATGCAGGCTTTGTCGGCTACCGAAATATAGATGCTCTCATAGGCCATGCGCCGGAAATCGAGCCGCTCGATATCACGGTCGCCGCGCGGGCGGATGACGTGAAGCAGATCGAACTCCTGGTCCCATTTCTGGTCGGCATGCGCCTTGGCGATCAGCGGCGGCAGCTGGTCGACTGTGAACTGCTGCGCGATCTCGCGCACGGGGTCGCTCCATTTGCGAACGACCGTATCGATCCGGCCACGGAAATCCTCTCGGACGTATATCTCCGACAGGTGAAAGCATTTGTAGAACAGGCCGTGGCCTTCCCAATGGTCGACCCACATCGGCAGGCTGCCATAGCTGCCGAGCGAGCGGATCGCATTATTCGCCTCGGTTTCGAACCCCGCCAGCGGATTGTACCGCATCGCGAACAGCTTGGCGTTCGAAGCCTCGAGCCACTTCTTGACCGCCGGCACGTCGTTCAAATCGGCGTCGGTGGTTGCCAGCGTGTGCCATTGCTGCCCGCGCGGGATGATCATCCCGCCGATCGCCGCGACGAACCGCTCGAGGCCGAGCGAGGCGGTATGGTCGAAATTCTCCAGCCCGCGGACATTGCCCTTGGAGCGCGACTGGAAACCGCCGTCGCCGAGCGGGTTGACCCGCTCGTCGACCTGGCGCCAGACATTTTCCCACGGCATCCGGTCGCTTTCCAGCGTCGGCAGCAGATGCAGAATGTCGTCGACTTTTTCCTGAATTTGCATCGCTACTGACCTTTCTGGACTGCCTGATCGGTCGCGGGGTTGGCCGCGACCGATCAAGCCAACAATTAAGCCTTGAACAGCAGCGTGCCGGCGCGGAACAACGCGCGCTCGCCTGGCGCCAGCGGCAACGGTGCCGCCAGCTCGCACCGACCGTAGGGCTTCTCGCCGTCGAGCAGGTAAACATGGGTCACCGCCACGCGCGCCGGCAACCCTGTCGTGTCGAGCTCGACGTCGCCACTCGTCACCAGATCCTCGCCGCGTGGCAACAGGCCGGCCGACAGCGCCTGCGGCTCGATGTTGCGGATCATCGACTTGTCATCGCCGAACGCCACCTTCCAATCGCCCTGCGCGCCCTGGTCCATGAAACGCTGGTTAAGCGGTGTCGCACCCACTCCGCCGAACGTCCCGGGAGCGATTGGCACGCTGTTCTGCGGCGCCGGCTTGCCTGCCCGCTTGCCCGTCGCCCGGTCGGCCGTGACCGTCCGTGTTGCCCCCGACCGCCGCTGGCTTTCCTTGATTTCCTTGGCCCGCGCCGAAATCCGGCTCTCGATCGCCGCGATCATCGGGCGAGGTGCCTTGGCCTCGCTCGCCGCGCGCAATTCCTTCGACAGCTCGCGCTGGTTCTTGATGCCACCCAGGCGGGTGGTCAGCTGGTCGAGTGTTTCCTTGGTCATCGTCTTTCCTTCGTGCTGATCGACGCGCCTGTCGCGCCGTGGGGGTTATTGGCCGAGCAGTTCCTTCGCGCTCGCCGGGGCAGCCTCGGCGCCACTGGTCCCGGTGAGGAAATCGGCGGCGCCGCCGCGGCGGCTGCGCAGCGCGTCGATCCGCGCGATGCTCGCCGCGTCGCTGCGCGTCGGGATCGGAACCGGCTTCGGGATCTTCGGCCGCTTCGGGACCAGCCCGACCGCCTTGAACACCGAACCGATGACATTGCCTACTGCCTTCATTTTGGGTCTCCCTTCATCGCCCGAACGGATCGTAATCGCTGATCACCTGAACCTTGCCGCTACCGCGCTGGC